TGTCTGGAGCGAAAAGAAATACTTCATTCTTTCTTTAAATTCCAGTTTTTTATATTGGAACAGTTTCGTACAAAGGCTGAAACATTTGCCGTCATTCACTTTTGCTTTGAACCGGAAATTTTTCATCATTGTACGAAGTCCAAGCGCATGGAAAGTATAGCAATCGACATAATAAGGGAGTTTCGATCTTAATTCTTCCGCTATGCTCTTGTTGAACGCCATAAAAAGACAAGACTTGTTTTCCGGTGTGCGATTACATAACTCTTTGAGCGTTCTGCTTTTGCCAGAACCGGCCGTTGCGTCAATCACTATGTTTTTGTTGGTGTTTTCGTAAGCATCAAAAATGTCCAATTGATATTTACTCCATTTCATAACATCTTCTTTTCGTTTGTTTCTGTCACCCTTTTAAATAATGAATCCATTCGTAAGGTTTCCTTACGTCCAAATATTCATCATCATATTCATTTTCATATGCCTCTCGCTCAAAAGAAATGTTTCTGTAAGCCTCATGGGAATCTTTGTATTGAATTAATCTTACAATCCATTCTATCACATACCACAAATAGAAGAATACTATAAGAAGTTCTATTTGCTGATTTAGATGAATGTTCTCATGTATGATTGTTCTCATTCCTAAAGGTTCGTATTCTTTCCTTGCAAAAATGAACGGAAATAGAGTGATTGCTGTAAATCCCTTAAAAGGGATCAAGTTATTGTAAATGATTTTCTTTTTCATACTCTTTAAAATTTTTGTAATTAGCCATATAGTCTGCAATGAAATTGCCACATACAATAGGATCGCTGTAGTCTTTCTGGTGGCTTCTTATCCATTTTACGGAAACACGAAGTTTTCTATGCAACAACATTTCCGAAAATATAGCATCCCACAAATCCTGATTTTCTACATGAAGATTCTCCCTTGCCCAATCAAGGAACTTGTGACGAAACTGATTGGCAACATACTGGCTGTCGATATAGAAGGTTGCCTTTACATTCAAATTCTTTTTTATCGCTCGAAGTGCAAGAAGAATTGCTTCCGTTTCTCTTCTTCCTGTCGTAGTATAGGAACGTCCTTTGGTTATATGATATTCCTTGTCTTTCCATTTGATGTAAACGGCAGAACCTCCCAGTTTTTTGGGATGATTAGCATTGCAACTTCCATCCATCCAAACCTCAATGATCCGTGTTCCCTTTCGTTTATCGCTCATTCTTATACTTTTGAAGGATCATAAGACTGGTATCGTCCTGGAATCCTTTGTTCAACATGTCCGTAACATCTTTCTTTCCTTTCAGCATCTCCCACAAGTCTCGGTCGATCGTTTCCGGTGATAGCAGGTATTGAATCGTAACCGGATTTTCCTGCCCGCTTCTTTCCAATCTTCCTATAACTTGCACAAGGTCGCTCGGACGCGGTGGAAGTTCTAAGATAGCCATATTGGAACAAACCTTTTGAAGCCCGTCCACACCAGTACCAAGACAGCCTATATTTGCAAAAAGCAACCTACTTTCCTTTTGTAAGAAAAACTTTTGCAAAATTTCGTCCCTTTTCTTTGTGGTAGTGCCCCCTGTAATAAGAAGCCCTTCCTTAAACTCTCCGGCTATCTTTGTAAGGATTGTGGATTGTGAGGCAAATACCAAAAGTTTTTCTTCTTCGTTTGCTTCCATCCACTCTTCCACCCATTTTTTGATAAATTTTTCTTTACCTTCTAAGGATAATTGCTTTAATGTCGAGAGTTTTACAAGGAACTCTGCCCTTGCAGCTTTTTCAACCTTTTCTTCGTCCTTAAACTTATCTTCAATGAACTGCAAAAGATCGCCCTTTGCCTTTTTATAGGCTCTTTTATTTGTGATCTCGCATTCCACAACATTTTCCGAAATAGGAGGAAGTTCTTTCAGCGCATCCCTTTTACTTACCTGGAAATAACAGCATTCTTTCAAGAGACGATTCAGTTCCTTTATATTGGATGCTCCCGAAATATCCAGACCAAAGTTCGTTTCCTTCATATTGCAGTACCTTTCAAAAAAATAATGATGATACTGGTCGTCCGGTGCAATTTCCTTTATCCTTTCTATTAACATCAGGATATTTAGAAGCTCTGCTGGACGGTTCATGATAAGTGTTCCTGTAAGCCCTATTACAGAAGGAACTTTATGTATCAGCTTTTTGAAAGACTTGCTTCTGATGGACTTTCTGTTTTTGAGAAAATGGATTTCATCTGCTATCACAAGAGAGAATGATTTCTTTTTCATTCCATCCAATCTTATTTCAAGAGATGTTTTTCCGTTTTCTTTTGTGACCCTTTTCCCAAGTATGTCATAGTTTATCACTATCACGTCCGCTTCAAAATCTTCCGGTGGGGAAGATGTGGAAATGATGGATACCCGTCTGTTTGGGTTCGTTTCTTTCCACTCTCTCAACCAACCGGATTTTACAGAAGCCGGACAGACTACCGTACAAGGAAAAAGATCAAGCATTTCAGCATAGAAAATAGTCGAAATAGTGTTGTGCGTTGGTATAAAATCATCACATAAATACAAATTATTCTCATTTGAAACAGAAATACATTGCATTTGCTTTTTCCCAACATACTCTATCTTTTTAAAAAATTTTCTTGTAAGGTATCTTCTCTCTTTTAAAGAAGATCTTTCAATTTTTTGTTTACAATGTTTAAAAACATTCAATCCTTTAGGAATTGTAATTGACAATCTATAGCAGTCTCTATGTCTAACTTTCCCTATATATGATTTTTTGGTACGAATATTATAACATTTACACCCTAAACTTGTCGCTAAAAATTTTACATCTTTTACAAGTTGCAAAGAAGTTACCTCAAAGCTAACAGCACCATGTTTGCTAACAGTACCGTCCGTGTCCATCAATCCCCTTAAAATCTCAATTCTTGTTTGAATATCGTTTATGAGATATTCTTTAGGGATAAATTTTTCATAAGAGTGCTTGCCCAATAATCCGTAAAATTTAAGTGCTCTTTTTAAGGGATTGTAGTATTCAGTTGTTACTAAACAAATTTCTATTGCTTTAGAAATTTGTTTTTTAAATGTTTTCTTCATTCCTTTTGGTAAAACAATCCCATTTATTATATCTATTTCTGGATTAGCAATTGTCACACTTCCATTTGAAAAACATCCGTCTCCTAAAAGGACACCCAATGTATAAGGATCAATAGATACTTTTCTTGAGTTAAATTCAATAGGTTTTTCTAAAATAGGAAGAGCAAAACGCCATAACCCATAGCTTTTATGTTGCCCACTGCCATAAAAGCCTTTTTTAGGAATCCGCCTTAGTCCCTTTTCTTCCATTTCTTTTATTGTTAAAACCCTTTCTCCTCCTTTTTCCAGATGAACCGTCCACAAATGATCCTTACTACATTCTGTTGAAGTACCATCTGTAAAAGTAACTTTATAGCAATCAATTTCCCCTTGTGGGAAAATTCCTATTACAGTTTGAATATCGCTATTAACACCCAAAATCTTATCACCTACTTTTAAATCACCCATTTTTTTAGCACCATTAGGTGTCCAAATAAGAGTATCGAGCGGTTGCGCTTTGCCCGTTCCCACTGAAGAGCCATTTATATGATTTCCGTGATTGATTGCATAATACAGATAGTCCATTTGATAGCTTCTCGGCTTTTTTAAAAGAGGAAGATTGTCTATCAATAGTTCTATATCCTTTCGGGATAAAAGTTCCTTGTAAGGCTTTATTTCGGCTTTGCAGCCAGGACGGACTATTGAAAGAGGATCAACTTCTTCTATTTCGTTGTCGGAAACAAACTCTTTTAAAAGGAAATCTTTTGCTGGATCAGATTTTATGTATATTTCCTTATTGGTAGCGTTACGTTTAAAGGATGAAATCAGTTTAATGTTCTTGTAAACTGATTTTTCCAAAGCACCAAAATACCAATAGTCCTTTTCTCTATAGTAGTACATGTCATTTCTTTCTATTGTCTATAAATTCAAAATAATGCTTTCCTTCTTTACATTTGATTTTCTTGATAATGCAAAATCCTCTTATGTTTACTTTTCCGTCTCTTTCCAGTTTATCAAATATGATCGCAAAAAGTAGGGAGATAACCTTCTCTGCCTTCCGCATAGAGATGAAACTTCTGGCACTTGTCCTTAATTCCAATTTGTTCAATGCTTTGGTGAAGTTGAAGGTTATCTCCTTGTAAATCTTATTCATTCTTTTCTTCTTCTTTCTTCTCTTCTTTTGTCACTTCAAAATTGTCAGGTAAAAAAACGGAATCAGTAGAACCGTATATTGAATCTACCGGAAAATAAATAGGGTACATAAATGCAATCGCCGTATTGTCATCAATACCTCCAAAATGTTTTTGGTGTTCTGTTAAAACTTCCGAAGAATCCAACGGCTTATCCAACTCTTTCGAAATTTTATGCAAATTAGCCATCATTTTGCCAAGTTTCAAAGGGTCGAGAGCGTTCTTCCAATATGCAAACTGATGCAACGGATACATCGTCATCGCCTCTTTCCAAAAATCCATTTTTGAATAACCTACTTCTTCTATCAATTCCTTTTCCCATTCATCCTCTTGTTTTAGTTCTTCTTCGGTAGGATGATAGATTTCTCTTACTATTTCTTTTGTTCGATCTTCACTAAAGATAAATCCTAATACATCGTTACATTCGTGAGGAAACAGTATCCAAGCAAGATAACGATCTTCTTCTATTCCTAAAAAATCAAGAAGCTCCTTCAACCATTTTTTAGGAATAGGGACTGATTTTCTTACAATTTCTTTTTCTTCCATAACTTATTGTTTTAAAATATGTTTACTCAAACTGATCATCATCGTTCAGATCAAAATCTTCGTCACTTTCAAAGTCATTGATCCAATCTTCTATTTCTCTTTCCATCTCATTTTTGTTTCAAACTCTTCCGGTGTAAGAATAGGAATGGAAAGCTCTTTTGCTTTCTTTACTTTTGAAGAAGAGCTTTCTTTGTCTTTTGTTACAAGGATGGTCGTGTTCTTTGATACTCCTGAAACGACCTTGTGCCCTTCTTTGGATAATCTTTCTTCCCATTCTTTATTTCTGAATCCTGTAAAGCATACTGATTCGGGATTGTCCGCAAGAACAACATTGTTTTTTACATAAGAGATAGGGAAAGGTGAATCTTCAATGATATTAAAGAAAACTGCAAGTCCATTATTAAAAGAAGTGGCAGTAGTTTCAGCAACACCATCAATAGAAAGAAGTGTTTTGTTGGGTAATGTACCGTCATTAAACAAGACTTTTACATCTTCGTCCGACAAAGAATCAAAAATCATCTGACAAGTCTTTTCTCCTATCACACCACCGAACACATTATAGGCAGTAAGGATTTTTGCAAAGGAAACTCCATTGTCCGCATATTTATCGAATTGACCTCGTAACTTTTTGGACAATTTCGCTCCTATTCCTCCAATTTGAGACAATTCCTTTTCGCTTGCATTCACAATCTTCTCTACACTATCAAGTCCTCCTTCATAGAATTTTCTGATAGTGGCTTCTTGCATTTCTTCCGTTTCAAGCGTTGCAAAGAAATAAGTAATTTGTTTGATTATCTTTTCTTTGCAATCAGGATTGATGCAAACAATATCTGTAAGCGTTTCGTCCCATTTTAACGGATTTCCGCAAGAAGGACAAATCATCATACCATCGCACATTTCACGAAAAAGTTCCACACTGTAACTGACCGTTTCCAAATGTTTAGGGATAACATCTCCGCTTCTTGATACGACAATATAAGCATTTGGTGAAATATGATTGTCCGTAATATATTTAGCGTTATATCCAGTGCATCGTGAAACAGTCGCTCCGTCAAATTCCACCGGACTGAATACAATTACAGGTTTTGCTTTGCCGTCTTTTGAAATGCTCCATTCGATTTTTTGAACTTTTGTCGTGTATCGTTCTTGCCAGTCGGGATTCTTGTAAGCAATAGCGTAACGCGGATTCCCATTAGGCAACCGTCCTAATTCTTCTCGTTTTGTTTTGTTATCAACTTCGATTACAAGTCCATCACATTTAAAATTCTTGATTGATTCAAACAAATCGTTTAGATAGGTGAGGGCTGTTTTATTATCATCGAACACGCCGGCGGAAGTTACCCAATACTGTGTAGCGTAATTCCCATAATCGTTTCGAAGTTCTGCAAGCTGCATGGATTTATCTCTGTCAGAATCCATAATGCCATATCTCACATAAGCGGTATTCCCAAGAACTTGTGCATTGAAATCATCTGCATTGAATGCACCGGCAACAGCGTTTCTTGCACTCTTATACCCAAGAGGTTTTACGTTTTTAAGGAACATGCCGATAGGGACGATCGCTTCCCCGAAAGTAAAACACCCTTTCTTATTCATAGGATTGCCATGATTTACATAACGGTAATGATCCCGGCTATTCTGTCCTTCCGTGCCATCTCCCCTTGTCCAGCAATCATTTGTTGTTTCATCAACCAGCAAAGAAATACCATCATATTTAGGCGTAATGACAACACGGTCGTTAGGAGACAATCCCCATACGTCCTTTACCCATCTTACAATCTCGTCCACCGTCTTGACCTTTTCCAAAGAAAACATAGGAAAAGGTAGTCTTTCCATACGATCCCCTTTTACACTTTCTTCAACGATAGCCTTTTTTAGAATATCGCTGTCTGGGAAATACTTTTCCAGTCCTTCCTTCATACTGTCATACTCCTTATCAGACATGATAGGATTTCCTTCTCTGTAAAGCCGATTGGCTTCTATAATTTTTTCTTCCAGTTCTTTTTGATGTATAAGCATATCTCAAATATTTTTAGTTGTTTTGAGTAACACAATCAATGCTATAAGAATAGTGAAAGCTCCTATTGCTATTCCTCCCAAAAGATAAAGCATCTTGTTTGGGGTAGCCTTCACTTGCTCTTTCAATGTTCCGTTTTCTTGTGATATCTTTGACAGCCTTTCTCTAAGGCTTTTCACTGTCAATTCAAGACTATCACAAGATGCTTCTATGAAAATGGTGTCTCCTTTCTTTTCTATGGAAAGGTTAGCTTGTCCTTTGTTTGTCTCTTTCTTCTCCCCATCTTCCATTTTCGAAGGGTTGACTACCATATTGACAATAGAATAGGGAACTTTTACAAGGCTGTCCGTCATTTCTCTTTCCCAGACTAAAGAGTCCTTTAAGGTAAAAGTGTAATCCATCTTTGTGGAAACACGGCTTTTGCAGCCTCCCAGTCCTATGGAAAGACAAATAGAAAGACAGGTGATTAACAATACATTCTTTTTCATTTGTCCTTTAAAATTGCTGTTTTTAAAAATCCTGTAATCCCCATTCTAATAGTCTTCTGTTTCCCGTTTTTCAGAATGTCTATCTCTATACTTCGGTAATCCCGTCCAACATTGACAGACCTCACTTCAACTTCTTCACCGGTAGGAAGAACAAGCATCTTTCCTACCGCTTTGTCAAGAATACAATCATTTGCCGCGTTCATGAGGTTTCAATACATTTCTAAATAGAATAAAATTGTCATGCCCGAAGGCTATAGATATATGATCGCTTTCTTCTACAAATTTCTCTACAGAAGATTCCGAATAGGAGGGAAGGTTCGATTTCCCTACCACACTTGTAATGTCGTAACCCTCCGCTTCATTCATAAAAAAGTCCCTTGACTTTCCTTTGAAGACGGTAAGAGCTATACATCTTTCCATTTCTCCTTTTGAGTTAGTAAGTACAAGGATGCTCTTTCTTGTCACCCTATGAATGTACTTTACGTTTTCATACAATAGATTTTCCATCTTTCCTTATATCTTTACGTTCAACATGTTTCTGATTGCTTTTTCCTTGTAGTGACGTATCTTGTCTTCGCTGTTGTCCTTTTTAGAAAGTGCCTTAGACCTTTCCTTCAACACCTTTTTCTTGTCAGAATCAGACATCATTTTAAACTCGCCTATTGAAAGATTAGGCATTTCTGTGCTCTTTTCTTCCTCATAAGACATTTGCTTTCCGCATTCAGGGCAAACTGGAATGTTCATAGGAACAAGTTTTTCGTCACGAAACACATACTTAGGATTCGCAATCGGTGATTTCACTCCCTTTCTGGGACAATTCTCGTTCTCGCAAAAAATTCTTATCATGTTGTAAATCTTTGATTTTATCTTTCAAAATACGAAGGGATTCTTCCACAGATTCAATCCCGCTTTTATTACTTGTATTCCTTTTGAGATAACTCAAATCGTGCTCAATCCCTTCAATCCTATCAAGGAAGGAAAGTACAAAAATGTTAAAATACTTCTGATTAGCCATTGTCTTATAGTTTT